TCAGACCGCCAGCGTTGCCGCGCCGGGCTTTTTTGGCCTGAACACGCAAGACTCGCCTCTGGACTTGGCGTCAGGCTTTGCCTTGGTCGCAACCAACTGCATCATTGACCAGTTTGGTCGCATCGGCTCGCGCAAGGGCTGGTCGCGGGTCAATTCGTCGTCCGGCGCTCTTGGGGCCAACAACGTGGGCGTCGTCCATGAGTTGGTGCAGGCTGACGGTACGCTGACTGTCCTGTTTGCGGGCAACAACAAGCTGTTTAAGCTGGACGGCTCCAACGCCGTGTCTGAGCTGACCTACGGGGGCGGGGGTACTGCGCCCACGATCACGGCCAGCAACTGGTCGGCGGCTTCGCTCAACGGCATCACTTACTTCTTCCAGACGGGCCACGATCCGCTGATCTTTGACCCAACCATCAGCACCACAACATATCGCCGCGTCAGCGAGAAGACAGGCTACGTCGGCACTGTGCCCTCGGGCAACATCGTGCTGTCGGCCTTTGGCCGCTTGTGGGTTGCGGATACCGCCACCGACAACGTGACGGTGTTCTTCTCTGACCTGCTGTCCGGCCACGTTTGGAGCACAGGCACGGCGGGCACGCTGAACATCGACCGGGTGTGGCCAAACGGCTCAGACGAGGTGACTGGTCTCGCGGCCCATAACGGCTTTTTGATTATTTTCGGCAAGCGCCAGATTCTGGTCTACGCCAACGCTACGACTCCCGCCACAATGAGCCTGAGCGACACGGTGGGGGGCATTGGCTGCATCGCCCGTGATTCTGTCCAGTCCACGGGCAAGGACATCTTGTTCTTGTCCAACTCGGGTATCCGGTCGTTTGCCCGCACGATCATCGAAAAGTCGGCCCCACTGGGCGATCTATCCAAGAACGTGCGCAACGATTTGATGGGGATTGTGGCGGGCGAGACATTGGCCAACATCAAGTCGGTGTACTCTGAGAAAGAGGCGTTCTACCTGCTGACGCTGCCATCGGTCAAAGAGGTGTACTGTTTTGATACCCGCACACAGTTGCAGGACGGCTCGTTCCGCGTCACCAACTGGGACTCGATTGAGCCAACGGCGCTGTTGTCCAAACGCAATGGCGACGTGCTGATCGGCAAGAACGGTTACATCGGCAAGTACGGTACTTACCAAGACCACACATCCATCTACCGGATGCAGTACTACACGAACCACGCTGATCTGGGTAACCAGAACGTCACGTCAATTCTCAAGCGCCTCAAGGCCGTGGTGATCGGCGGCACAAACCAGTTTGTGACAATGAAATGGGGCTTTGATTTTCTAACCAACTACCAGTCGGCCAACGTGCTCATTCCCGCGCAGGGCATCTCTGAATACGGCGTTGCGGAGTATGGCGCCAACGGGTCGCCCGTGGCTCAGTATTCAGAAGGCGTGGCACTGCAAACCTTGTCGGTCAATGCGTCGGGCAGCGGTAAAATCGTGCAAACAGGCTATGAGTTGAACATCAACGGCGCGCCTCTGTCAATTCAACGGATTGAGATTCAGTCCAAAGACGGGAAAGTATCATGAGCAATTACACCAAGAGCACCAACTTCGCCACAAAAGACGCGCTGACTTCGGGCGATCCGCTGAAGATTGTCAAGGGCACGGAGATCGACACCGAGTTCAACAACATCGCTACGGCTGTGGCGACCAAGGCTGATCTGATTTCACCTACGTTTACGGGGACTCCTACACTGCCGACTGGGACGACTGGCGTAACGCAAAGCGCGGGTAACAGCACCACTGCGTTGGCGACCACGGCTTTTGTGACCGCAGGTCTGCAAGCTCTCTATCCCGTAGGTTCCATCTACATCAACGCAGGTGTAACGACCAATCCCGGAACATTGCTGGGCTTCGGCACTTGGACGGCCTTTGGCGCTGGCCGGGTCATGGTCGGCCTAAATGGCAGTGATGCTCTGTTTGATGCGCTTGAGGAAACTGGCGGTAGCAAAGATACTACGCTGGTTAGTCACACACATACCGCTACCTCTACTGTTAGTGATCCCGGCCACGTTCACGACCTTACATTTAACTCCAACCTACAGACAGTAGGAACTGCAAGTATTGCGCTCGGCGATGACTTGATAACCAGCCCACTAAATGGGTTTATCGCCAGCGCCGTGACGGGCATTACAGTTGCTACAACAGTTGCGTCCGCAGGCTCCAGCGCCACCAACGCCAACCTCCAGCCGTACATCACCGTGGCGATGTGGAAGCGTACTGCATGATCACCCACCACTTCAGCGACGGTCTGTACGCCAAAGAGATGCGGTTCAACGCAGGCGCAGCCATCCTGAAGCACACGCATGAGTTCAGCCACCTGTCGATCTTGGCCGCTGGCAAGGTGGCGGTGTTGCGCGGCACAGAGATTGACATTGTTGAAGCGCCAGCCTGCATTGAGATCAAGGCTGGTTTGACGCACGGCGTCAAGGCGATCACGGATTGCGTTTGGTTTTGTATTCACGCCACCGACGAGAAAGACCCGTCAAAGGTGGACGACGTTTTGATTGGAGATTGATATGCCTATTACAGCAGCCGTGATTGGCGGAGGCGCTTCCTTACTGGGTGGACTGCTCGGCGGCAGTTCCGCCCGTAGAGCCGCGCAGACCCAAGCCGACGCCCAGACCCGCGCAGCGCAGCTCGCGGCTGAAGAAGCCCGCTTCCGTCCGGTCGGTATCACAACGCGCTTTGGCACGTCGCAGTTCCAGATGGGCATCCCCGGCGTTAACGCGCCTGTAGCCACTGACTTCGCGACGCCGGAAGAATTTCAAGCCGCGCAAAGCGCGTATCAAACGCGGCTGCAAAGAGAAGGCCGCGTCACAGGCGCGGGCTACGAGCTGGACCCACAACTGCGGGCCATGCAAGACCGCTTCTTGGGTCTGGCAGGCGGTGGGCTGACGCAAGCCGAGGCAGCGCAGCAACAGTTCGCGCCTTTGGGCCAAGCGGCTCAAGGTCTGTTCGGCCTCGGCCAGCAGTACTTGGCGCAGTCGCCTCAAGAGGCCGCGCAGCAGTACATGGCCGGGCAGCAGAACCTCTTGGCTCCAAGCCGTGAGCGCCAGTTTGCGCAGCTCCAGAACCAATTGTTCCAGACTGGCCGTGGCGGGTTGTCGGTCGGCGCGACAGGCGCTCGTCCAAGCGGTGCTGCGGGTCTTGGTGCTGCCAACCCCGAGATGGAGGCGTACTACAACGCTTTGGCCCAGCAAGACGCTGCGCTGGCAGCCAACGCCATGCAAGCCGGGCAGCAGCAGACAGCGTTCGGTGCGGGTCTGTTCGGCACTGGTGGCAACCTACTCACGCAAGGTTACGGCGGCCAGGCTGCGGCTCTGGGCCCGTACCAAGCGTACCTGCAAGGCGCAACTGGTTTGGAAGCCCTTGGCCAAGACCCGTTGAACCTTGGCTCGGCGCTTGGCGGGCGTATAGCCAACCCCGCAGGCGGCCAGGCGCTCTTGCAAGGCGGCATGGGCGCGGCGCAGAGCCAGTACGCGGCCAACGCCTACAACCCGTTTGCCACGGCCCTGACGGGTCTGAGCCAGAACAGGGCGTTCACGTCTGGCCTGGCCAATCAGTTTGGCGGTGGTGGGCAAGCTGGATTCTCGCAGACGGCCCTTGGTGGCTCTGGTTTTGGTACTGGCCTAGCCTACGGCAACCAAGACATCGGCGCGTTCATCTAAGGAGTAAGACATGGCAGAAATTGTGCAATCCTTGTTCGGCGTTTCGCCGGAGTCTTACCAGCAGGCCCAACAGCAGCGGGCCGATGCCCAGGCGCTGCAATACGCGCAACTGACACCCTTCCAGCAGGCGAACTACGCCATTGGCCGTGGTGCCAACATGCTGGGCGGCGCGATCGGCGGCGCTTTGGGTGGCCAAGACCCTGAGTTACAGCGCATCACGGCGCGTCAGCAGATCGCACGTCAGATCGACCTGACTAACCCTGAATCTATCCAGCAGGGTATGGCCATGCTGCGACAGGCAGGCGACACCGTGGGCTTGCAGCAGTTGGCGCAGATATTCCGCCAGCAGCAAGAAAGCGGCGCTTTGATCGGCCAGCGTAACGCGGCTGCGCAGGCGTCCATAGCCCAAGCAACCCGCGAGCGCGGCCCTACGGGCGATGTTGCAAAAGCAATGCGTGTGGGCGAGATAACCCGAGCCCTTCAAACACCTGAGTTGAACCCGCTTGAGCGCAGCGGCTTGGAAGCAGAATTAAGTTCACTGAGCCCAACCAAAGCTAAAGAGCCTACAACCAACGAGATAACTAACGCTGCTGCTTTTGCCGCTACCAAGGGTGATCCCGGCACACCGGCGTACACAGCCGCGTTCCAATCTAAATTTAATGAATTGATTGCGCCCAAAGAGCCCAAAGGCCCATCGTTTGGCACTGACCGCGAGGCCGTGGCCGCAGAGGTCTATGACAAAGCATTTGCGCTGCTCTCGCCCACCGAACGTGCGGTGGTCAACAAGCGCGTCGAAGATGAACAAAACCGCAAGGCCAAAGCAACGGCGGCAACGCTTGTGTTGCCCGGCGACAAGGCGCTGGTGGACATTCCAGCTTTCCGCGCCAAGGTGCAGAGCACTATTGACCCGCAACTCAAAGCTGTTAACGCGGCTGATCAGGCTTTGGAAGCGATTGAAACTTCGCTGGCAACAGGGAACTTTGTGTCTTTTAACGCCGCGCGGGTTCAACTTGCCAAGGCTTTGGGCGATAGCCAATTGAGCAAACGCGATGTAGAGCAGGCTGGCGGTGATCCCTCATTGCTGGGTGGTTTTGCCGATCTCACATCCAAACTGTTTACTTCAACGCCTACCGTTGATACGCAAAACAAAATAAAGCAAACCTTGGAAGCTATCCGCAAAGTCGCTGCGCGCAAAGCAACCACTGAAGTTGAACAGCAGCGTAAGATTGCATTGCGTTCGCCAGGATACGATGCTGGCGCGGTAACCGAAGCACTGACTTTTTCAGAATTGACACCTCGCGCTACCAGTGGTGGCGGTACACTGGCCGAACAAGCTGCTGCTGAACTGAAACGTCGTCAATCGAAAGGTAAGTAACATGGTAGACCTTACCAAACTGTCCGACGCGGAACTCCAAGCCATTTCATCCGGCAATCTCGGGAGCCTGTCGGACGAAACGCTGCGCATGATCGCGGGCGAAGCGCCAGCGCCAGCAGGCGACTACCGCGTTGAAGCCGCCCGCAAAGGTTTGGCGGGCAGCGCCGGGATGGTGTCGGGCACAGCCAACGTCTTGTTTGACACGCTGTCCAAGATGGGCATCAACCCGCTGGAGCTTGGTATGCGTGCGGCTGGAGCGCCCGCGCAAGCCCCCGCAGCAGGCGTCGTTGACGCTTACCGCACAGGCCGCGAGGCCGTGCGTCAGCCGTTGATGCAAGCGATGGGCAGCACAGGCGCAGCGCCTCAAGGCGGCGGCCAGAAGATGATAGCCGCTGGCATTGAAGCCGCTACGTCGCCCGAGTCGTATCTGTTCCCCGCGCTGGCAGCAACTCGCCGCATGGGGATGTTTGGCCAGAGCATCATGCGCCCCGCCGAGCAAATCGTTGTGGGCGCTGGCGCTGAAGGTGGTGGCCAAGCTGGTCAAACATTTGGCGCAAAGGTGGGCGGCGAAACAGGCGCAACAGTTGGTCAGATTACTGGCGGCCTGTTGGGCGGCGCGGGCTCGGCGTACGGCGCGGGCACAGCCTTGAAGACGTTGCCGCTGGCTGGTAAGGGCTTTGATGTCGTCAAGGGCCAATGGGACAAGGTGCGCGGCACAGTCCCCGAGGACGAGCTGCTGAAAGACGTGGACAACCGCATCAGCAACATCTTCATCGCAGCAGGCGCTGCCGACCCCAACTTCATGAAAACGCTGACTGATGCTGCCAAAGCGCAAGAGAGCGTATCCCTCAAAGCGCCTGGCGGTGCTGCGGTGAAGATGCCCGTGTCTGCCCTGCTGGCCGACAACCCGGTCATCAACAACTTCATTCAGAACCTGTCGTCGCGTGACCCTGTGTTCCGCGCTCAGTACGGCAACCAGTACGAAGCGGCCAAGTCTGCGCTGCTGCAAAACCAGATTCGCCTGTTCGGCGACCCAACCAAGGCTGTCGTCACGGCGACTGGCCCTGACTTGGTCAAGGCGCAAGCCCGCCGCGTTCGCTCGCTGGACGAGCAGATTGCTGACGCCTACAAAAGCCAGTCGGTGGACCCCAACGTGTTTGGCCAGCGCGTGTCCAACCTGGTTGCGCAGAAAGAAAAAGCAGCATATGCCGAGGTCAAGCCGCTGTACACCGAAGCGTTTGACATCGCCAAGGCCAAAAATGTGGAATTGCCCGCCGGATCGGTGGACGACATCTTCAACTTCGTGGCTGGCGAACGTGCGTCGGACGTGTTCAAGACGTTCCCGTCCATCTACAGCCGGGTCCAGTCCCGGTTCAAGCCTACGGCTACCGAGCCGAGCGCCATCTTGACCGCTGAAGGCGTACCGATGACGCCAGGCGGCAAAGAGTTCAGCGCGGCCACGATTGAAGACTTGGACTCGCTCAAGCGCGAGATCAACCGCCAGTTGAGCAAAACCAACGTGCCGACCGACATCCGACTCCTGTCTGAGTTGAAGGCGCGTGTTGGCGGCCACATCGATAACCTCGACCCTGACTTTGTCAATGCTTACCGAAACGCCGACAAGGCGTATCTGCAAAAGGTCGGTCTGCCGTTTGATACGGCTACCTTGGCGGCTGTGGACCGCAAGAAGTTTGTGGAGCAGATCGCGCCTGCCATCATCGGCAACAAGTCCAACGTCACCGAGTTCATCAACGCCGTAGGGCCCGAAGGTACTCAGCTTGTGCGCTCGGCCTTCTTGGACAGCTTCACCAACGCCGCGCTCAAGAACGATGTCTTGGACCCCAAGGCGGCAGCCAAGTGGCTCAAAAAGAACGAAGGCGGCGTGTCGATGGTGCCCGGCCTGCGCGATGAGTTGCAAGGCGCAACGCAAGACGTGCAGCAGTTGATTGCCCAGCGCAGCCGTTTGAACGCCGAGTTCCAGCGTGTGGCTGGTGACCAAATCATCAGCGCCCAAGGCATGGGCAGCCCGCAGGATTTGGTCAACAAGATGTACGGCGATGTCAAGTTCACCAACAAGTTCATGCAGCAGTACGGCGCGAACAAGGATTCCGTCAACGCTGTGCGATCGTTCATGTTGGACGACCTGGTGTCTTCCAAAGACCCTATCGCTGCGCTGTCCGACCGAAACAACGCTGCGGTGTTTAACCGCGTTTTTGGCCCGACCTACGCTCAAAAGGTGCAGGACTTTGTGACGGTGTCAGAGCGCCTGAACAAGGACATCACCAACGTGCCGTTCAGGGGTGAGACAGTGCCAAGGACGCCTATCGAGCAACTGACTGGCGTGCCGCCCGAGCAAATCCTGTCCCGCATCTACAACCCGGTGTCGGGCGCAACTTACGCCATCACTTCGCTGTTCAGCAAGTTCTGGGCTAAGAAGGCGTCTGAGGCCACCGAAGCACGTTTGAAAGAGCTGCTGCTCAACCCAAGCGACGCCGTCAAGGTTTTCCAGGCTGTCCAACCCCGCGCCGCAGGGTTTGATCAGAAGAAGATTCAAGACGCCATCGACGTGGGCCGCAAGTACGGCATCCAGTTGGTTGCTGACGCTGTGCAAGACCTGACAACAGGCGCTGCTCGCGGCGCTGTCCAAGAGCCCCAAGAATAAGCGTCAGAGCCGTCCCTTGGACAGATCATGCTTATTCAGCGTGGGCTTGACGCTGGGCTTGGCCCTAGAGTAAATGCCAAACAGCTTGTAATCGGTGTTGGCTGCCACGCCCTTGGTCCGGTACGCAGCGTCTTTCATAAAGATGCTCGGGCGCGGGTCTTTCTTCCATTCAAACGGGTTCATACAGTCTCCACAATAGGCCGCGCTTTCTTAAGGCGCACGGTTTCATTTACAAAATTCATCGCCGCTTCCAACTGCCGGACCGTCACAGTCTCCAGTTGGGCGTCGTGTATCTCCATCGCCAGGTTCAGCGCCGTCAGCTCGTCACCGCGCACGATGAAGCGGCTCGTCAGACCCCGGCGAGCGAGCGTATAGAGCGCATCTTGCGCTGCCCGCAGCTCGGGCATCCAGTCGCTGCCAATACCCTGCCGGGCCAGCGCCTCGGCGATGTTGAGCGCATTGATGATGATGTCGATCTCTGCTCTCGTCGCGCTGCCCAGCCGAAGCGTGTTCATCGCGTCGTGGTTCCTGATCTTGATCGTGGCGCTTGCGCTGACCTCATCAACCCGCTTGAGCCCCGACTGCACCCACGCCATGTTGTCCAGGCGCACGCCCTTGGGTTTGTACTTGCTACGCTTTTTCATGGCTATCACTTTGCGTAAAAGTACACGCAGGTCGCCAAGAAAGTCAGCCACACTGCACCGACAACGCCCAGCAGCGCCCACTCGGCCAAGTATCTAAGCTGCTGACGCCAAACGCTTGGCGGCAGCGGTTCAGCGGCCAGCATCACGGGTTTGTACTTAGCCACACGCACCGGGCAATCCCTGCCTTGGTGGCAGTCTCCAAAATCATCGCAACAGTTCATTTGAACTCCCTCAGTTTGTGTTTCAGATCTCTAATCTCGCCTTGTGCTTTAAGTGCATTGGCACGGGTGCGTTGGTAGTCGCTCGTGGCTTCCTTGGCCGCCGCGAGTGCCTTGTCCAGCTTCTTGGCCTCACGCTTTAGGATGCGATCGTGTTCTTTGCGCAGGGCCGCAAGCGCAGGCTCGGTGATCGCTGCGACTTGGGCCTCTGTCAACGCCACTGTGACCACGGGGGCGCGGTAGATTTTGGCGGTCATGTGTTCTTCTCCTTGAGTGTCCGCATTGTCATTGCTATTGCTATATTTTTTGTTAGCGCCATTTCGTCTATCGCTTTAATCTGCTCATCCGTCAGATCAACCCATGTGCGCTGTGGTGGCTGTGCTTCCTGAACACCTACAGAACCCCTGTTTGGATTTGCCATGCCTTTTATTTGTTCGTCTTTAGTCATTTGATGATCCTCAGAAAAACGCCGCACCGGGCGCATTTGTACAGGGGCTGGCCCTCAACGGGCTCCCAGCGGTGTTTGCATTCGGTCATGGTGTCACCGCCTTCATTTCCCAGCCCAGTTGGAAGTACGACCAGCGGGTTTGAAGTGATGGAACGCTGTACTTGCCATTGACGTTCATGTTGAAGTCGGTGTGCCCTTTAGAGCGCATCAAGGCTTCGAATACTTTTTGGGCTTGGGTCATTTCAGCCTCCTGAGCGTTATCCACGCTGGCTCTTTATTGATTACTGGCGGCGGCGTGATCTTCTCGCTTGGTGGTGCCCAGCCGTACTTGCGCCACAGCGCCTGCACATCAGAGCCACTGCTCCATTTGAAATCAGGATGCCCTACGGGGATCCACGGCATAGTTTTGTTCACGGTTTGCTCCTTCGATTACTAAGTGCCGATAGGCACGGATAGCCGCCTTCAAGTCTGCTTGCAGACTCTCGATCAGCTCTTCTTGCTCAGACAACCGCTTGGCGGCGTCTTGGGCAAACTTGGCCAGGTTGTGCGCTTCCCACGCCTCAAACCTGTTCATGATTTTGTGGCCAGCGCCAGCAGCTCGGCCCT